TACAATTACGGCAGACCTAGATTCTTTTCAATAATCTTTACACTCATGCGTACATACCTCCTCTAACTTTGTATTTAACCTTTACGGTCTTAGCGCTTCCCTCAAATTTCAGTTTGAAACCGTTCAGCTGCTTGTCATATACGATTACATCCCCAACCTGGCCGCCTGCTACTTCCACGACCTCAATATCAAGGTCATAGTTCATAGTTTTGCGGACAGTTTTCAAAGCAACCGTTGTGCCGCTGTTATTAAAGCCGAAAAATACCTTGTTGGTATTGTTCAGGGTAACGGTGCCGGTCTCTGCCGAAAACTCAGCGTCGTGGTGATCCAGCCGCTCGTCAACCTCCTTTTCTCGCGCCTCAACATAGTGCATTTGATACTGCATAAAAATTGCAGCGGCCACATGGACGTCATGGATTCCATTTTCCATGTGGTTGAAGTTGGTAGCGCTCTGCGGGGTTCCTTCCTGCATAATGCTACCAGGGGACGGCTCATGCTCAACTGTTCCGTCCGAGTTCTGTGTCTCTTTGTACCGGTATGGGTACTGGACAACTTCGTCTTTCCACGGTGTCATGCCATACATAGGGCTTTGCCTCCTTTCTTACACCTCTGTGATTTCAATGGTAAAGCGGTAAAATACACCTTCCTGGGTGCTCTTGCGAGTAATATTTTCCGTTTTACTCAGCCACAACTTTCCGCTGCGGTTATAAAGCTGCACCTCTGTAATTTTCACGGTGCCGCTCATGGTGGGATCAATCGTGAAATCAATAGCCACCTTTCCTGTACTGTCCACGTAAATGTCAGTGATTTCTGCCCGGTAATAGGTGCTGTTGATCTTATACAGGGCGTGTGATACTGTCTTTTTTACATGGTCTTTAAACCCGCTCATGGCGTCTGCTGTCAGCATGTGTGCCTCCTTCCTAGAGCCGTGTAGCTCCACAAATTTTATACACAATACCGGCGGATTCTCCGGTAATGCGTGCGTTTACTCCTGGGGTTGTCATTTCTCCGACTGTGTTCACATCCGGATAAGTTCCTGCCCGCTTCTCCTCTCCTGGTGTCGGATACCCAAACGCCAGGCCTGTTGCTTCTGGTTTTACATCCACCTCAAACGGCTGCAATGCTCCAACCCGGTTTACATCCGGCCTGGTACCAGCCATAATGTGGGGGTATGAATAATTTGCCCCGGTCGGCCGTACTTGTAGGCGCACGGGCGTTTCAAAAACTACCCGCACATGCTTTTGTGACT